TATGTGGGATTCTGTTGGTTCTGTTCCTTGTAAGATGACTTATGAAGGTAAAGGGGGTAAACAACACAACGCAAGTGTTTTGGCGGATAAGATTGGAATGGGTATTAATCAGAGAATTTCAGGGTCACGTAAATCAGATTCTAAATTTGAAAACACGTTAATCATCGTAAATCAGCCTTGGGTGGAATTACCTGACAATCCATTTGGACAACCTAAAATTAAGGCAAAAGGTGGTGAAGCAATTTGGTTGAACTCTTCTTTGGTGTTCTTATTTGGAAATCAGAAAGGAGCTGGAACAACAAAAATTACCGCAACAAAAGACAAAAGAACTGTTAAGTTTGCGTCAAGAACTAAAGTATCTGTAATGAAAAATCACATTAATGGGCTTGGTTTTGAAGACGGTAAGATTATCGTAACACCACATGGGTTTTTACCTGGTAAGGAAGCATCCGAAGAAAAAGCATCCATTGAACAATATAAGAAAGATCATGCCGATTATTGGAAAGAAATTATTGGGGTTGATGGTGATTTTGATTTGAAAGCAGAAAAAGAAGAAGTTGAGTAAGAACCCTGTAATTTTACGGAAATGACAAAAACCCTATTAGTAGACGGGAATAATTTATTAAAAATTGGATTTCACGGAGTTAAAGATTACTTTAACGGTACTGAACACGTTGGTGGTACTTGGCATTTTTTAAATACTTTAAGGAGATTCTTAGAGGAAACTAATTATAATAAAGTTGTTGTGTTTTGGGATAGTGAAACTGGGTCTTCTCAAAGAAGATTAATCTATCCCAAATACAAACTTAATCGTAAACAAAAAAATGAAGAAGATTTTAGAGAACAATCTTTTACAACCCAAAAGAATAGGGTAAAACAATACCTTGAAGAAATGTTTGTTAGACAATTAGAGGTTGAACAATCAGAAGCTGATGATTTAATAGCTTATTATTGTCAAATATCTGAAGATGAAGAAAAGATCGTATTTTCATCAGATAGAGACCTTACACAACTTATTTCTGAAAAGGTAACAATCTATTCACCCCAACAAAAAAAGTATTATAAAAACGGAGATTCAATTAAAATGGATAGCAATGAAATTCCTCATTATAATGTTAAAACCTATAAAATATTAACCGGTGATAGTTCGGATAATATTGATGGAATTTTTTATCTGGGTGAAAAAACATTTCTTAAAATGTTTCCTGAAATACTTGATACCGAATTAAAATATACCGATATTTTAACAAAGGCTGAACATTTATTAGTGGAACAAAAAGGAAATGTCGCTTTACAAAATCTCCTAAGCGGGAAAACCAAAGAAGGGATATTTGGAGAAGAGTTTTTCACAATCAACGAAAAATTAGTGGATCTTGCAAACCCATTAATTTCAGATGAAGGAAAAGATCTAGTTAGGTTATATTACTCCGAGTCGTTGGATCCAGACGGAAGAGGACATAGAAACTTAATTAGGATGATGATGGAAGACGGATTCTTCAAATTTCTCCCAAAGGGTGATGAAGCTTGGGTAAATTTTTTAAAACCATTTTTAAAGCTATCAAGAAAAGAAAAAACAAATTTTAGAAACAAACCAAAAAAGTAAAAAATGAGAGATCAAGAAATAACAAAAGTTGAATTTTTGTTAATGTGTAATGACAACATCGTGGTTCAGAGATTCTTTAATGTGAAGGGGTTTAACAAAAACGCTCACAAATCGGAGGAATTTTATGACTACATCAGAACGTTTAGTGGAGACCTTCAACATAATTTGAAAATGAGGTCGGTGGTTTATATGTTGGACAATCAATATGAAATTAGCGAGAATCCAGAAGTGTTAAACACATCTATTACAGACGGTCAAGAAAATTTTAACCTTTATATTAAGGTTGGAGACCTGACAATTTGTCAGAGAACATTTAACGCAAAACTTTACCCACCAAAGGTAAGATACACCGTAGACCTACGACCAAAGTTAAAAGGGATACTAACAGACCTGACTGACATTTTTTCAGGTAAAAATTTTAATTATATTTATCCACAATTTATTCAAAAGTAATAGTATTTATCATTACTAACAGAAGGAAATTATATGGCGACAAACAAAAACTTTGAATATCTTGGTAACAATTTTCAAATCCAATTACTTAATCAAATCATTTTAGATAAAGACTTTTCTCATTCAATAATTGATGTGATTGAAAACAATTACTTTGAAAATAAGTATTTCAAGATAATCATTCAAATGATTAAGGAGTATTATACAAAATACGAACATACCCCATCTTTTGATACTTTAGAACAAGTCGCAAAATCAGAGTTACAACAAGAAATCGCAATTAAAGTTGTTCTTGACACAATCAAGAAAATTAAGGATTCACCTATTGACGGAGTGGATTTCGTTCAAGAAAAGGCACTTAAATTCTGTAAACAACAAGAATTACAGAAAGTAATGAAAAAAGCTCAAAAAATTATTGACGGAGGAGAGTTTGAAAACTACGATACTCTAGAAGAATTAGTAAGAGAGGCTTTACTAGTTGGTTCAAAAGACACAAGTACAATGGATGTCTTTTCAAACCTAGATCAAGTACTAGACGAAGACTACAGACATCCAATCCCAATGGGAATACCTGGAATTGATAGGTTATTGAAAGGTGGTTTAGCCAAAGGTGAAATAGGTGTAATACTTGCACCAACCGGAGTAGGTAAATCAACAATACTAACAAAAATTGCGAACCATGCATTTAATTTAGGTTTTAACGTATTACAGATCTTTTTTGAAGATAATCCTAAAGTGATCCAGAGAAAACATTATATACTTTGGACAAAAATTCATCCGGATGAATTATCAGATAAAAAAGAAGAGGTAATAAAGAAAGTTAGAGAGATTGAAGAGACAATGAATAATACGTTAGATCTAAAAAAATTGCCATCAGATACAAGAACAATGCTTCAGATCAAAAATGAAATTAGAAAAATGATTGCGGATGGTAATAAGATTGATATGGTTGTTTTAGATTACATTGACTGTGTTGTTCCAGATAAAAATCTTGGAGATGAGTGGAAAAGTGAAGGATCAGTAATGAGAGGATTTGAAGCTATGTGTCACGAATTAGATTTAGTTGGTTGGACGGCAACGCAAGGTAATAGAGCGTCTATATCCTCAGAAGTTGTGACAACAGATCAAATGGGTGGATCAATCAAAAAGGCGCAAGTAGGACACGTTATTATTTCAGTAGCAAAGACATTACAACAAAAAGAAATGAAATTAGCCACAATTGCAATTACCAAATCTCGGATTGGAGATGATGGTGTGGTGTTTGAAAATTGTAAATTTGATAATGCGATGATTGAAATTGATACTGAATCCACAACCACATTCTTAGGAATTGAAGAACAAAAAGAAGAAAGACAAAGATTAAGGGTTAAAGAATTGTTAGAAAAAAGACAACAAAGAGAACAAGAAAAAAGTTCTTAAAATTAAATAAAAATTATTAAAATAAATTAAAATGGATATTTCTCAAAAAATATTAAGTGACATTACTGTCTTTATGAAGTACGCTAAGTTCCAACCTGAAAAGAATCGTAGAGAGACTTGGGAAGAGTTAGTAACTCGTAATAAAGAAATGCACCAGAAAAAATACCCTCACATTAAAGATGAGATTGAAGAGGTATATAAAATGGTATACGACAAAAAAGTATTACCGTCTATGAGATCATTACAATTCGGTGGTAAACCAATTGAGATTTCACCAAACAGAGTTTATAACTGTGCGTATATGCCAATTGACCACGTTGATTCGTTTTCTGAAACAATGTTTTTACTTTTAGGTGGAACAGGTGTTGGGTACTCAGTTCAAAAACATCACGTTGAAAAATTACCAGATGTTAAAAAACCAAATCCTGATAGAACAAGAAGATACCTAATTGGTGATTCTATTGAAGGATGGGCAGACGCAATTAAAGTGTTGATGGAATCTTATTTAGGGTACAAATCATCAACACCAATATTTGATTTTTCGGATATTAGACACAAAGGGGCGAACCTTGTCACATCAGGAGGAAAAGCACCAGGACCTCAACCATTAAAAGATTGTGTTCATCATATAACAAAAGTGTTGAGTAACAAAAAAGATGGTGAAAAACTTACACCAATAGAAACTCACGATATCGTATGTCATATTGCAGATGCGGTACTTGCAGGTGGTATTAGAAGAGCGGCACTTATCTCTTTATTCTCAGCAGATGATGAAGAAATGATTTCTTGTAAATCAGGAAGTTGGTGGGAACAAAACGCACAAAGAGGTAGAGCAAATAACTCGGCAGTACTTCTTCGTCACAAAATCACAAAAGAATTTTTTATGGATCTTTGGAAACGTATTGAGTTGTCAGGGGCGGGTGAACCAGGAATCTATTTATCTAACGATAAAGATTGGGGAACAAATCCTTGTTGTGAGATCGCACTTCGTCCATTCCAATTCTGTAATTTATGTGAGGTTAATGCTTCAGACATTGAATCCCAAGAGGACTTTGATAAAAGAGTTAAAGCGGCGGCGTTCATCGGAACACTACAAGCGGGATACACTGACTTTCATTACCTAAGAGATATTTGGAAAAGAACGACTGAAAAAGATGCACTTATTGGTGTTGGGA